ACAACCGCAATCGCATCTTTCGCACTCCGTGCTATGCACGAATCAATCGGTCTTGTAAATATGACCAACGTTGTTACCCCAACACAGGGTAACGAATTCCTCGTACCAAACTTTGCACCAATCACTTATCAGGACTACAATGCTAACAGCACTGCTGGTACTTGGGGCACTGGTAACGCAAACGTTCAGAACCCTGCACTTGGTCAAGGTTCTATCACAGCAACTCCAGCAGTTGCTTCAACTGCATTTGATATCTTCTACGGCTGGACCACTTCGTTCCAGTTGGCTGCTACTCTTGGTGGTGAACTTGGCGAATCATTCGCTGAAAAAGTTGACCAGCGTGTAACTGCTGCATTCTTGGATTTCAAAGCAACTCCAGACAACACCTTCTACCCAGTATCTGCTGACGGTTTCACCCGCGTATTAGAACTTGGTGCTATGGAACTGCTTCAAGCAGGTCTTCCATCAAACACTTCAGGTTGGACAACTGGCTTCTCTGCAAGTGAAGTGCTTGAACTTGTTCGCAACATCAAGCAGAACTTCAAGGTTGCTCGTATGCCAGGTGCTCCTGTCATCGTTCTTGACTCAAACGGTTATGTAACTGAAGCATCAAACAATGCAATCGGTGGAAGCGGTTCTTCGTTGACTCGTCTTCTTGCTGAATTAACTGGTGGTGCTGTTGCATCTTCAGGTGGTTCTAACCTTTCTGCTCTTGGTAACGAACTATTGTCAACCGGTAAGATTGAATCTGTATATGGTTGCCAGATTATGTTCACAACCTTCTTGCAGTCTGCAAACCGCGTTCTACTCGGTCAAGGTTCACCAAGCCCAGTGCTTGTTGGTGCTTACTTCGGTGACAGTGCATTGTTCACTGTTATGAAGGAAGGTCTACAGTTGAAGTCAGGTGAAACTCCTGGTGGTCTCCAGATGTGGTTGACTGGTGTCGGATACTTCGGTTCTGGCGTTGGTGACCTTCGTCGTGGTGGCGCTATCAACATTCTTCAGGACTAATCTAACTAGGGGGAGGCAATTGGGTCTCCCCCATATTCAGGGAAATATAATATGTCAGTACCATATCAAAGAATCTCAAATGCAACTGTAGTAGATATTGCCTTCTACGATCCCGCTGCGGAGCGTAGGGCTGCTGCATTGAATGTTGATTGGGAACCATATTTCAAAGTTGCAAGTCAGGAATGGCTATACAAAATGGAGTTTGGTTGGTGGCAAAACTATTGCGATACGGTTATCGGTGCATATTATTATGACAATCTGCCTAATGGTCAATTGATTTCAAGTTTCAATCCGAACTTGTTAATCAAGAATGACCAAACCCTAATTCGTCTTGATTGCTTTGGCGCTATTCTTGTTTTCTATGAATCATTAGTTACTGATGTTTCAAATATGAACGAGGTAGACTTGCAGAATTACAACTTTGCAAAGGAAAGAGCCTACAATGAATGGACGAAAGCAGGTGAATTGAGCAATTGGTATGACTTGTTCCAGGATGCTCCCAATGGTCCAACGACTAAATTGGAAGAAAACTGGACAGCAGACCCTAATTACTTTAATGGTGATAGAAGGTATTTCTAATGAGTGTTACAAATACTCTTAATGCCTTAACTGGACCATTTGTTACTAGAGAGCAAATACTTGAAGTATTGAGACGAGACATTGTAAATGTCGTTGATGTTCCAATATATGATGAGTTCCCTAGTGATAGTAGTAAAGTAAGATATGGACTGTATGTATCTGCACCAGATACAGTAAGCAGGTCAGTAAATCAATTAGCAGTTCAATACTGTGGATACATCTATGAAGAAGTAGATGAGTTTGATATACTGTTTGTCTCATTCCAAGAGGACCCGCTTGCCCCAACAGTTAACGCTATTGTTAGAAATATTCTGACAAGCGTTAAAGATGACGGGACTCAGTTGTTTGACGGTTATTTTAGCCGAACATTTGATCAAACATTTGAGTATGGTCCTACTAGAGCAGAAATATATACCTGGATATTTAGTTTGACTAGACTTGATTTTAACACATAACGCCAACTAAGGAGAAATTATAATGGCAAGAATTACTGTAAATACCACTGGTACTCAGCCAACTCTGATTCTAAGCACCACAATTAGCAATGTTACTGCAAATACTTTTACTGCAAACACTGCGCTAAGCGTTACTTGCTTACAAGATGTGACTATTACCAACTCAACCGGTATCTTCTCTTGGACAGACTTCTGTTCAATTGATACCAACAAAGTTACTACCCCAGCAGATAACGAAATTACTACTAACCTAGTAATTGACCCTATCGGCTTCTTCGGTAATGCTAACGTGACACCAAACACTGCTGCAACATTCAGCGGCGTAAACGGTCTATCATTGAACAAGACACCTGTTTCGTTCAAGATTATTATGAATGGTAACGCATCTTCAAACGGTGCATACTACTATCAAGGAACCGGTTATGTTTCTGCACTTGCACCTACTGTAAGTCCAGAAGCCCCTGTTTGGGTGACACCAATGACTCTCGCAGTTGATGGTTCATTCACTGTCGGAACTATCTAAGTTAGTAACTTAGAATAACAATATGGGGAGCATCTACACAGGTGCTCCCTTTATTAACAAATGAAGGACAGAATAATGAATGATGATAACTCTGTTTGGTTAAAAACAGACGAAGAAAAGTTGCGTAGTCTAATCGCAGATGAAGCAAAGATGATGCCTATGTTAGACAATATGCAGGCAACTATTAAACAATTAAAAGCAAAGCAAACATTCCGTCTTGCATTGCTCAACCAACTGTTAGAATCAAAAGACTCTAACTAAATACTAGTGAAAACAAATTAAGGAGAAAACAAATGAAACTTTCACAAATCGCAGCAAAACCCAAACTAATTGAAGTATCAATTGATGATGAAGAAGTCATTAAGGAATACGCAGAAGCCCTAACATTCTATACTTGGGACCGTCAACCTATGGATGTGTTCACAAGAATGGCAAATCTCAGCGAATCAAACGATATCTCTGGCTTGCTTGACATTGTTAGAACTCTCGTACTTGATGAAGATGGCAACGAAATCTTAACTAAAGAAAGCACATTGCCTACTTCAATCTTGATGAAGGTTATTCAGAAGGTTACGGAACATTTGGGAAAGTAACAGGTGATGAACTTGACGTAAAGAGTCAGAAAATGCTATCCATTATGCAAATTGATGGACTAGCAAAACGCTACGGTAAACTACCAAGCGAAATAATGAAAGATGCAAACACATTTGATTTGTACATTATTGACGCAGCAATGACTTACGAACAGTATCATCACAAGAAAGCAATGAACAAGGGTCAAGAACCCATAGACAATTACACAACAGAGGATCTGTTGAAAATATACAACAAGGGTAAAGAAAACAGTGGGACGAGTAAGACTTAAACTAGTTAAGAATACTATGACACCTAGTCTTAGACGCATCACTGCTGCCCTTGATAAGTTACCAGAAGAAGCGCATAAAGTCTTTAAAGGTGAAACACCTATTAAAACAGGCAATGCTCGTCGTAGAACTCGGTTGCAGGGGGAAGTAATCAAAGCAGATTACAAATATGCAACCGAGTTAGATGCTGGTAGAAGTCGTCAAGCACCTGAAGGTATGAGCAAGCCTACAGAAGAATACATCACCAAGCGTGTTAAAGCAATAATGCGTAAAAAATAAGGTAATAAAGTATGGCCAGTTTGAAATATACAGTTGATGTTGATACCAAAAGCGCAAGAAGTAGCATTGGTTCGCTTGAAAAGAGTCTTGGTGGCTTAGGTGCTGCCATTGCTGGTGGTTTTGCTGTTGGTGAGATTGTAGCATTTGGTGATAGTATTGTTGGATTACAGAACAAGTTGCGTTCACTTACTGGTGACCAAGCACTTGTTGGTTCAATGTTTAATGATATCACTAAGATTGCTGGCGCTGCTCGTGCACCACTACAAGAAACTGGTGATCTTTACTTTAGAATTGCTCGTGCTGCTAAAGATTTAGGCATTTCACAGCAAGAAACAAGTGATATTACTGAATCACTAGCAAAATCAATGTCAATGACTGGGATGAGTGCCCAAGAATCTGCTGGTGCTCTATTACAGTTAGGTCAAGCATTACAGTCTGGTCGTTTCCAAGGTGACGAACTTCGTTCTGTTCTTGAAAATATGCCAGTTGTATCAAAGGCAATGGCAGATGAACTTGGCGTTACTATCGGTGAATTAAGAAAACTCGGTAGTGAAGGTAAAATTACTAGTGATATCTTTGTTCGTGCTATGCAGAACAACAAGCAAGCAATTGATGATGCTTTTGCTCGTTCTGTACCTACAGCGATGCAAGCACTTAACAATCTTAAGACTGCAATGGCAATTGCATTTGATGAGATGGCTAATTCTGAAGGTGCTGGTAAAGTCTTTGCTGATATGATTAAAGATTTGTTAACATTAACTAACGATGTTAACGCATTAGCAGCAACTATTAAAGACCTTACTGAAATTATATTGTATGCTGGTATTGCATTCCTTACATTAGGTAAAAATGCATTAGTAATGCGAGGTATTGCTGCCTCAATTAACGGCGTTTCAACTGCATTTAGAGCAATGGCCAGTGGTAGTGCAATGGGACTTATGGCTCGTAACTTTAAGGGCATTAAAAATAGTGTTACCGGTATCACGATGGCTTTTGGTCCTTTCACTAAGGCAACTGGTCAAATTATGGTTGCTGCTAAAAATGCTGGCGTATTAGGTAAAGCATTTTCTCGTGTATTACAAGTACTATTCTCAGTATTTGCTATCCTAGGAAATGTTCTTAGAATTGCATTTAGATTCGCTGGCTGGATCGGTATTGTAATGGCTGTTGCTCAAGCAGTTGACTTCCTAGTTAAGAAGTTCTTTGGCTTCAGCATCATTGACGAATATGTAATGCCATTGATTAATAAACTTTGGTATAAAATGAAACAGTTTGCTACCTGGCTTGCTGGACTTGCCGGTATCAAAATAGATATTATGGCAGCAGATCCGAAAAAGGTTAGAGGCGGATCTAATTGGGGCAGTCAAGCAGCATCTGCTCCACCCAAAACAGGTAAAAACGATGTATTTGGTGATGCAAGTACTAAGATTAGTCCAAAGGATGATGTTGGTAAGGCTGCAGGAAAGTCTGCTAAAGATTATGCAAACGCTCTTAGAGATGTTAAGAAGGCTATTATTGAGATTACCGCTGCATTCAAAGAAAGTTCAGCAGCAAGAATAGAAGACTTACAGTTCCAACTTAAGTCAATGACTATGAGCGAAGACCAAGTTGCACTAGAAACTCAACGCCGCGATATATTAAAAGAACAAAAAACTGCTCTTGCTGACCTTGCAGCAAAACAAACAGAAATCAATGAAAGCGAAGACCTTAATAAGAAGGGCAAAGCAGAGGCATTGGCTCTTGTTCAGCAGCAGATTGTTGCAGTCAACGAAGCAGCAGCCGCAGAACTTGCAGCATCAGAACAAACATTACAAGCAATTCAAGCCGTAAACATTGAGCGTGAAAAAGCCAATGGATTGATAGAACTTCAAAATCTAGCAGCCAGCAACAAAGTTGCACTACAAAATCTTGAAGACCAATTGCAGTTAGTTGGATTGTACGGTGATAATCTTGAGAATGCCACAGCACAGTTAGAACTACAACAAAAATTGCGTGAGATTGAACTTGATTATCAAACAAAATTGCGTGACCTTGATGCTGAAAGACTTAAGATTGGTGAGGCTCGTTATGCAAATCAACTTGCTAATCTTCAAGCACTTACTGCTGAACAGCAAAAAGCAGCCAAAGATCAAGCAGACGCACAAAAGAAACTTGTAGAACTTAAGAGACAAGCAGCACGAACTGATGTTGAAGGCGCATTGAAGGCAAGATTTGATGAATTAGAGCGCAGTGTTGACCCAGCAGTTACCGCAGTTGAAGGACTTAACAGCCTATTCAGTAATATGGGTAACGCACTTGACAACTTTGTTGATACTGGTAAACTTAAGTTTGGTGACTTTGCTAAATCTGTCATCGCTGACCTTGCTAAGATTGCATTGAAGGCTGCGGTTACTAAGTTATTTACAATGATTGGTGGAGCAATCCTTGGTAAAGCGGCAGGTGGTCCTGTTATGGCAAACAAGCCATATGTCGTTGGTGAGCAAGGTCCAGAACTATTTGTACCTAACAGTGCTGGTTCTATTATGACTAATGCATCAATGAATAAGAATGCAGGTGCTGATTCTGGAATGGGTGCAACAGTTACTAACAATTATATCACTAACAACATTAGCGCAATTGACAGTCGTTCAGTAGCACAAATGTTTGTTGAGAATCGCAAGTCTTTACTTGGAGCATCAATGATGGCTCGTAAAGAAATGCCATACGGAGGTTAATAGGAACAATTATGTCAGGATTACAAACAATAATTGACAGATGCAATGGATTGAATATTGACCGTCGTAAGATGGTTGGTATTCAGTACACTCGCAACGAGTCACCAAGAACAAGTCAAACTCCAACATTTAACCCTTGGCGTTTTGTGTTAGATATGCCTTCAAGTTTGCGTTACTATCAAGCAAGAGCATTGCTAGAACAACTTGATACATTAGACCGTAATACACCACAAGTTGTGACATTCGGTAACAACCCTTGCTTATCTTGGATATTCAAATATCAAGGTAGTTTAAGCACTACGCAAGTCAATACTATGACAGTTCAAAGTTTTGTCGGAAATCAATTAGTATTGACTAATCTTCCAGCAATTAGTGCAACTCGTGTATTATTTGAACCAAATGATTTGATACAGATTGGTAATTATACATTCCCGTTCACAAGCACTACGCAAGTAACAAGAGGAAATGATGCAACTGTTACTGTAACGACTAATAGACCCAACATTATTACAGGAGTCGTAGCAGGAGAAAACATTATTGCAGGTAATGCGTGTAGTTTTTATATGTTCTGCCCTAATATGCCTACTTACAAGTTAGTACCGGGTGGTGCAGCAAGAGAAAATGGTGTAACAATCAATAACGCATTAATTGAATTCAGTGACTCATTCAACTTGTATGAATGGGTTGCAACAGCATAAGGAACAAATGAATGGATAATATCCCAGAAGTAGCAAATAGCCCGCCCAGTATTAATACTGCGGAGTTTGTGAAGTTAACAATTTATAACGAGTATGGAAACATTGCAAATGTCACTGTTCATACTTTCAGTACTGCTTACAGTAATGTAGTCATTGACGGTACAACTTACTTACCACTTGGTGGTTTGTTATCAGTTGGTACTCAGCCAAGAGACTTGCGTGTTACATCAGCAGATACAAGTATGGCATTGTCAGGCATCAGCGGAAACAATATCGCAATTGTATTAGGTACTAAACTAAAGGGCAGCAAGTTAGAAATCATTCGCGGATTCTATGATGCTAACTATATTCTAACAAATACATATCCTAGATTTACAGGCATTGTTACTAGTTACGGTATTGCAGAAGACTTAGAAACTAACTTCAATGGTCCTACTGATAACTTTGTTGTTTCAGTTAACGCAAGTAGTTATAAGACTGTTCTTGAGAATCGTATTGCGGGTCGTAAGACAAACAAAAGTAGTTGGCAAGTATTCAACTCAACAGATAGTTCTATGAACAATGTTTATAGTATTGCTGACCAGACATTTGACTTTGGTATGGATGCTAAGAAGAAAGCAGCATCAAGTTCAAGTAGCACTGGTGGATTTGGTGGCGGAGGCGGTGGTCGTGACGCTGGCTTTATGCGTGATGTGAACCAGTACTAATGAAAATACGACACGCAAACAAGTTTGACTTCCCAGAAATCTTAGAAATGTTACATCGTTTCAAGTTAAAGGGGCCAACAACAATAAGCAATAACTTCAGTAACAGTGACTATGTTGCTACTGTGTACGCTCACATAATGGCAGGTCGTGGACTTGCATTAGTTGCTGAGAAAGACGGTAAACTAGCAGGGATACTGATTGGTATGATTGACTCATTAATTTGGGACCCAGACACAAGAGTATTGCGAGAAATCGTATACTGGGTTGACGAAGAATATCGTGGTTCAACTGCTGGTTACAGATTACTTGCACAGTATGTAAAAGAGAGTGATGAGATGGTAGACAACGGTAGAATCACTGCTTACAGTATGGTCAAGATGGTTAATTCACCTGACTTAAAGTTTGAGAAGTTTGGATTCAAGAAGACCGAAGAAGTCTGGGTAGCAGGAGTATAATATGGCAATTTTTACAGCAATCGTCGCTGCAATCGGTCTTACTGGCATCGCTGCCGCAGTTGCATCCACTGTGCTTACTGTTGCAGCATCTTTTGTTGTTAGTAAACTCATTGCACCAAGAGGCAAAAGTGGAAACACACAGCAAGAAGATGCAGTAACTGGTTCAAGAGTTCAGTTGCCACCAGCAACTAACAACAAACTCCCAGTAGTATACGGTACTGCATTCGTTGGTGGAAGTATCACAGACGCTAAGATTAGTACAGACTTACAGACAATGTGGTACTGTCTTTCAATCGCAGAAGTTACTAATACAATGCCGGGCGATATTCCTGACTCAATTACATTTGACCAACTCTATTATGATGGTAAGTTAGTTACGCTTAGCGGCGCACAAGTTACCTCATTGTCAACAAACACTGCTGGTGGTGCAGAGGTTGACACTAAGATTAATGGTAATCTGTTTATGTATTTGTTCCCTAATGGTTCAAGTTCAGGCACAAACACAGGTGGGCTAAGTGCAATTGACATTATGAGCGATGCAGCGATTCCATTAGACCAAAGATGGAATCAAGGTATCTATACAGCAGGTGGTCAAAGTGCAGCAATGACTAACACTGCGTTTGTTATTGTTAAAGTAATCTACAATTCAGATGCCGGTACAACTTCATTAGGTGCTGTTACTGCTAAGATTACAAACAGCAGAACAAAGCCCGGTGACTGTATCAAAGACTATTTGTTAAGTGATAGGTATGGTTGTGCTGTGCCTCTTGCAGGTATTAACACAGCAAGTTTAACTGCGCTAAACGATTATAGTGACAAGCCTATCATTTACACTCCAATGGGGGGAGGCCCAACTACCACACAAGTTCGCTATCGCTTCAACGGCCCGTTAGACACTACTCAAAACTGTCTTGCTAACTTACAAGATATGGTGGATGCGTGTGATAGTTGGATGCAATATAGTGAGTTGACTGGACAATGGAAAGTTGTCATCAACAAAGCGTATGATGAGACTCCAGATGCTGTTACATTCAATGATTTGTATAGTGTTACAAGCAACAACTTGACAAGCGGTATTCAAGTAAATCCAACTGATTTAAATCAGACATTCAATCAGGTAGAGTATCAGTATCCTAACACGAACATTAAGGACCAGTTAGACTTTATCTTTATCTCATTGCAAGATGACTTACCTGGCTTATTGAGTGAGAACGAGCCAATTAACAAACTAGGTCTTAAGAACGACTTAGTTAACAACTATGTTCAGGCTAAGTTTATTGCTATTCGTAGACTCTTGCAGGGTCGTGAAGACTTAATCATCACTTTACAAACTGATTATTCAGGCATTCAAGTAGAAGCAGGTGATGTAATTAGAGTTACCAATGAAACATATGGCTGGACGGACAAACTGTTTCGTGTAAGCAATGTTATTGAAGAAAAAGACGCTGAGGGCAATCTATTTGCAAAGTTGACTGGCTTTGAATACAACGGAAACATTTATGATGACGACCTTGATATCACTGATTTCATTCCAGCAGATAACACAGGATTGCAGGATCCTAACATTATTGCAGTACCAGATACTCCGATTGTTGCAGCAAATGCCTCTGGTACGCTTAACTTCTTAAACGTTAGTGCTAATGTACCTAATGTTGGGTTGACAATGAATCTTGACTTTAACTATGGTTTTGATAGTAATACTGCAAATCACTTGTATTATACAACTGTTAACTATAGCAATGGTGCACCTCTAATACCAAATAGCAACTATACAATTAATGTCAATGATATTGAACAGAGTGGTAATATCTTTTGGTCTACTACTGCACGAAATAGAACTGTAGGTGTTCAATCACTGTCAAGTGCTGCTATATTTTGGCCAGGGGCTAATGTTACTACTTCTATATCGCAATCAGCGTGTAATGCCAATTCTACTGGTACTTTAGTAACAACAGATCCAATTGTTAACTTGCAAACTGGTGGTATCATTAGTATTACTTCAGGTACTGGTAATGTTGCTGCTAATACAATAGTTTCAAGCGTATTAAGCAACACTCAATTTACTGTCAATCCTGCCCCACTCATAGCGTTGAGCAATGCTTGTATCACTATTAACACTGGTGGTATTACTGGTAATGAGATTCAGGGAAACACTATTACTGGCAATAATATAACTGCTAATACGATTACATTAACTAATTTAGATAAGAATCTATCAGTAAGTCAAGGATTTGGTGGTAATAACTTTAGTATTTCAGGTGGTGCTAATATCACTATGCCAGTCAGTGTTACGAGTACTAGCACTCGTAACATACCAGTAATTGTTCCAGGTACAACAGTAGCAGCAACTAACTATTATCCCTGGTATCAAGGTACATCTAACATAAACCCCGGTTCTAGTGGTAATAATTACTACGGTGCAAGTAGTACATCAAGTTGGAATCCTGTCGGTGCAAGTATTCTTACTATCAATGATG